CATCATGTGCCTTTGGTTTAATGTAATCTATAATACTTTCTAATATATTTTTTTCTTCCATATTACTCCTTTAATTCAAAATGAGGAAAATCATCAAATTTATTGTCATCTACCTCAAAATTCATATTCCAATCACCACCCCAACGAAGTTTTATACCCATAGACCTTGCTATGCCTAAAACAAACCCAGCAAATAAATGAAACCGCTCCCTATCATCCCAATCAACAGGATAAGGAACAACATCAACAGCTCTACTTGGTTTAGCATTATGTCTACCATTTGGGTATTTAACTTTTGTTTTTCCTTCTTCATATAATTTATTTTGCCTCTCCCCATCTCTATGTCCTTCCAATACACTACAATCAACATATTTGATTACTTCTTTAAAAACATTTTGTAACCTATAATCACAAGATAATAAACGTACTTTACTTTTTTTACCAAATTTAGGCATTATTTCTCAAACCTAGGCAAATAACTACAATCAACAGCCACAAATGTATCATGATGTAAAGGAAGACTATATATAAAACGAGGTTTTTGGGGATTCGTGAAATCATCTGTGGCTGTATAATTATATTTTATTTCTAATTTTTTTTGCATTATGCGTTTCCTGAGCTAAAATTCTCGCCATAAATATACATAACTTTATTGGAATTATCAAATTCCGATTTACAGTGTGGACATATCCACCCTAATACCTCATGGTCGCCAGTAGTGTTGATTATTCCTATTCTTTGGGTAAATTCATCATTATAATAGAGGTCACCATCACAAACAGGGCATAAATCTTCTTTATTTTCCTTCTTTTTCTTTGTGTGCAAGAAGTTTTGCTTTTTGTCCACCTTGTAAAGCCTCCATTTGTTCGTCACTAAATCCCGCCCAAACAGTTAATTGTTCTTGTTTCTTCTCTGTTTCAAATAATCCAGAGATTTTTGATAAAGCTTCTAAGGAACGAAGTCTATCAGAGTCTCTGTCAGAGATACTTGCAATGTCTTTATATTGACCGATAATCCATTCAGGGGTTACACCTTCTTCTTGAAGGATTTTTTTTATTTCTTCCTTAACCATTGTTCTTATTTCCTCTTTTTGTAATAAAGAATTAGTCTTTTTTTTAATATATTTCTCGTCTTTAGCCTTTGGGTAGGCTTTTTTATAAGCTTTTAAGGTATTTTCACCCGCAGCTACGTATCTAGCGAATAAAAATTCACGATTATTGAGTTTACGATTGTTTTGTCTATCATAGATTGCTTCATAATTCCCCGAAAAGGCATATATATTCTCAGCAACACCATTATCACCAAGCATTTGATGTGTTTTTTGCTCAACAATGAAAGAACCACAAACAGTCCTAATCAATGTCCTTGGTGTTTTATAGCCAGGATGGGATAATCGTGAACGTCTAAGTATTTGGCATATATAATCATCATCAGTGTATATCCATTCGCCCTCAAGTCCATTCCGCCAATCACCAACCACCTTAGCATCAGGACAGAAAACATTAAATTCCTCTATTGATTCATATAAATAGTGCTTTTTACCTTTGATTTCTTTGAATTCCATGATAAAATATAATAAAAATTATCCAAAAATAAAAATACTTGACTTTCTCATTTATTTGATTATATTTATATTATTATAATAATACTATATAATAATACTATATAATAATAACCTAATAATAAAAGAAAAAAAGTAAAATAAAAAAAGAAAAGTCATGATTTTGTTACAAAACTTGAAAAATAGCATTAGAATGGGTGTGGGTATTTCTTTCTTGGCATCCCCCCCGTTGAATTGCTCCATAGGGGGTACAATTAGGTTGAAATTTAGGTTTAATTATAATTATATCTTAATTACACTATTTTTATTGGAAAAGGTTTAGAACTACTACATACAACAAAGCCACAACAAGTGTGGCTCTAATTGTACTACATAATTCGGCGAGATACTATCTACATAGGATGCCCACTACAAGCATTAACAAACTTATCGCGATTAAATAATTTATTATCAATTTGAAACCCACCACATAAATCTTTTATCAACTCTTCTTTATCAATTAATAATATACCTTTATTATTTATAGTGTTAGTATCTATTGCTCTTGCAATCATTCTATAATGTTTTCTTGTAAGCATTCAAACCCCCTTTAATCATTTAAGTTAATATGTTTTGCTAGTATTCTTTTAACATCATCTTTAAAGTATTCGTTATCTTTTCCAATACCATCTTCACCCACTAAATAATGATATTTATTAACCAATTTAATAACTTTATTAGCACATAAATCAATTAATGAATTTTCTTCCCTTGTTTTTTTTGCAAGATTATCATTATTATTTTCTACTAATTCTTTTAAATTAGTCAATCCATGACATATTGTTAAAATTTGTTCATCTTTAGTTTTTAACAATGTTTTAATATGTTTTATCTTATTTTCCATGCCATTCAATACATCAACTACATCATCAATATCTTTAATATTCATTTTATACCTCCTCTACATCTATTTTAGGTGTAACAATTACCAAATAACTCTTGCCCTTGTCAAATACTTCTATATCGAATAACTCTTTATTATATCTATTCAACGAGCCTTCAAGTGAGTATTTATCGGCGATTGGATACTTTGATTTAGTTACATAATACCTTTTAGAATTTACGTTAATCATTTTTTCATCTCCCTTTTAAATTGATTTTATAGAATATAACAACATATATATATATAAAACAATATATTTTATATTTTTTTTATTGTTTATATTATTTATTATGTTTAATATTAGTTGTGCATCGGCACAAGCTTTTTGAAATAATGATAACTAAAAGAAAAAAAAGGAGTGTTTATTTATGAAAAACACAAAACAACCTTTTAACAAGAGAAGAGTTAGCGAAAAAAATGGGTTTGAGTGTTCCAACAACAACAACCAAAGCCAAAGCAACAAAAAACTCTCTTAAGCAAGTTATACAAGCGCGTTTGAATGAGGTTATTCACGAAACACTATGCAAAGAATTTTCAGAGTATTATTATGAAATAGGCAATACAATAGTGCAACATAGAAACCAAAAAACAAACAAAGTTATAGCAAAAGAAATAAATGGTTATCAATTGGTGTTACCAAAAGACAATTGCGAGTTTGGTGAAGAAGGCAAAGTAGAAGAAGGTTTTCAAATAGGAAAACAACAAATTTACTTACAAGGTTTCAACACACAACAAGCAATTTATGTTAGCAAGAATGGACAAACAATCTTTTTTAAAGATGTAGTTTCAAAAGATAACAAGTAAGTAATACCAACAAATAAAAACAATAAACCCTATTCAATTAATTTTGAGTAGGGTTTTTTGTTATATAGTGGAAATTAATATTGGAGGCAATTATGCAATTAGATTTACAAGTAAAAGAAACTGATTATAAAATCAGTAAAACAACTAACTATGATGGAACAATTAGTATTGTATTAACACCAAAGAAAAGGAATTGCAAAGCTTGTGGAAAGCAATTTCAATCAAATGGTAAGGAAGTATTATTCTGGAAAGGAAAGAACAACGAAGATTTATTTGGATATTTCTGTAAGAAACATTTTGTAGAAGCAAATGTATTGCTTAAAGATTTAAGAAAATAATTTCAGTAAGATTTTGTTGGGGTAGGTTTTACCTTTTTTCCTGCCCCATTGATTTGTAAAGAAAAGGAAAAGGAATTGTGAGAGCCAATAACTGGTCCTGTAAGTCCTGGAACAACAGCATACAAATAAGTCTGGCGGCGAAAGGCAAAGGAATATGTGAGGCTCTCACAGAATTAAAAGAAAAGGAGGCTATATGAAGCCAACACTACAAGAAAGAATGAACATGCTGTCTGATGATGAGTTAAGAGAAGCATTAATGAAAAGGAAACAATACAAAGTTATGGAACATTTTGAAAAGCGAGTTTCAGGAATTTTACAGACTTGCGATGAAGGAGCTGAAATAAAAGATATAAAAGGTATGCTGATTCCTTTAATTGACGATATGAGAAAACAAAGGGAATATAAATAACAGAAGAATAAAAAGAAAAGGAGACTGTATGAAGAAAGTGCAAGATATAATCAATGCGATGACTGATGATGAACTTGATAAATCGCTAAAAGAAAGGACTGTGTATCGCAAAGAAAAGTATCCAATCATTAAAATATCAGAAATGGAGTTTGCTGTCTATGAATGGAAAGATAATATATATTTGAACTGTAGAAGTACATTTAAAGATGGTACTAAAGATAATTGGGTAGATGTATCTGATTTGACTGATTTTACAGTAGGCGAATACAATCAACTTGTAGAAGAACTACACAAACATTATCCTGATTATCCAATTGAATACCTTGAAGGGAGGTTTGTGTAATGACAAAAACAGAAAAGAAAGTAATAGTTGATTTAAATAAAATGTATACAAGTATTGATTATAAAGAAGCATTTAACCATATCAGAGAGTTGGCTAATTTGGAATGGAATGGTAGCATAACTGTATCTCATTTCAGAGAAAGAGTAAATGATATAATATCAGTAATAAGCAAAAAGGAGAACGAATGAAAATATCAGAAGTATATAAAGAATATGTAAAAGATGGAATGAATAAAGACAAAGCAGCAGGTATATGTCTTGGAATAATATCAGGTGGACTGATTGATGCAACTGATGAAGAAACATACGAAAGACTAAAGCAAGAGTTTATAAATAGACAGGAGGGTGTCAATTAATGGAACCATATAATAAAGAAAAATGCCCTAAATGTAAAAGAAAGTACAGAGGCTATCCTGCATTATCGAGAAGAGATGGTAAAACAGAGATATGTAGCGATTGTGGTGTAGCAGAGGCATTATCAGACAATATTTTTGAACAAAGAGGTTTGTATAATGAAAAAATGTAAAGTATATATTGAAAATAAAGCTGGAATGGTACATGGTGTAGAAATATGGGATTATAAAGATAAATATGATGCTGTAGGTAAAGCTGTATTGTCATTCCCTCATTTATTTTGTAGGGTTAAAGCAATTAAAGAAAACAATAAAACAGAAGATTTGGAGTATATACATAAAAAATAAATAACAGGAGGCTTTTAATGGAATATCATATTAATTGCAGGGGTTGTCAGAAGCCTGATAAAGATACTCTTATAGGCAAATTAGATGAATGCCATATCTGTGATGGTTCAGGTGAAATCTATGAAGATATTGATGGTGTAACTTACTTAGAAGGTTACTGTAATATGTGTGATGGGGAAGGTAAGTTTGAATACACTCCAAAAACAACAC